TACCTACACTCAGTCAGGCGACACAAGTAGCGGTCTTGTTGTGGGTATTAGTAATTCAACGACACCCGGCGCTAGCCTACCAAACTACACAGGCGATGGCAGTTCTAGTCTTTTTATCTATGGCGCTCAGTTCGAGGAAGCATCCACACCTAGCAGTTTCATTCCAACGTCTGGCTCAAGCGTCACAAGAGCCGCAGAAACCTTCACCATCCCATCGGCTAACCTACCCTGGCCTGATCCTGTTTACATAGGTTCTGAGCTGGTTACTAATGGGACGTTTGATACGGATACAACGGGATGGACTGCCAGCAACGCAACACTATCGGTTGAAAGCGGCGAGCTTAAAATCACTTCTACTGGTGGAAATAGGCCGCAAGCTAATCAAACCATTACTACAACCGTTGATAGAGTATATGAGATAAGCGCAATAGCAAGAACAACTAGCGGGTCTGGTGATTGTGAAATAGAGATTTCAGGAATTGGTAGCGGTACTTCGGGAAGAACTTCTAATACAACAAACACTAGAATATTTCATGTGTTTAGAGCGACAGCATCGTCGCATATTTTGCAGGTAAAAATTGATGATGCAGTCTCAGTGGCTGGAGACGTTGTTTACTTTGACAACGTAAGCGTCCGCGAGATAAACCCGCTGTCAGTCTCCATCGCTATGGATGGGCGAGTGACTTATGCTGATGAGGATCAAAACGCAGGACAGATCTTTATAAATTGGACTGTAGATTCAAACAACTTAATTCAGATTTATGATGATACGCGAGGAACTGACACTGGGCAGATTAGATTCAATCAAAGCTCATCAGGAATTGTTGATGTTGTTGATAGTGCTATAGATGCATATTCACCAGGCATCAACGTTCCATTTAACATCGCATCACGCCACGGCTCTACCTTCATTAACGGCGCAATAGACGGCGTAGCCCTCACAGCTAACACAACGCCTACGGCATTGCCGGACTTGTCTGCTACTGATTTGTCTCTAGCCTACGACTACATGGGCACAATTAAGCTATTTCGTATCTGGAATGAAGATCTAGGTGATGACGGTATTGTTGCCGCGACTAATCCATCAACCGAGCCGAGCCTGAATCTGACGTTCGATTCTACGCAGGCTAGCTATGTAAACTTCGAGTGGAGCGAATAATGGCTAAGAAATTTAGCAATTACGAAGACTTAATTACCTTCACTCGCGCCAGTACGGGCCATGCGTTGCGCCCTGTTAGCTATGGGACTGAGCTGGTTACTAACGGGACTTTTGATAGTGATGTCAGTGGGTGGACAGAGACAAGCGCAAGCACTAGCGTTTCTGCAAGCGGTGTAGAGGTAACAACTACAAGCACAGACAAAGGCGGTATCGTGCAATCAGTGTCATTAACTGTGGGCAATACTTATGTTTTTTCTGTAGATCAAAGCGGAGCTAATGACGCAATTGTACAGATTGGATCTGCTAGTTTTAGCGGAGAAACTTATCAGAACACTGCTGTAGACGGCTCTTTATACTTTTCTTTTGTGGCTGACTTTTCGACAACGTACATCAGCCTCAGAGTTCAGAATGCCGCGTCTGGGCAGTCTTGTACGTTTGACAATGTATCAGTCAAAGAAGTCCTCTTCGATCAACCAAACGGCACCCTGACTCTGTTCGAGCATCCCGATAACTTTCCTCGTGTTGAGTACGACGCAGATCGTAATAGGCTTGTACTACTGATCGAGGAGTCTAGGACTAATCTGTTTACTTATAGTGAGAAGTTGAGCGAAAAAGTCGAAAATATGTCTACATCAGACAACGCCGCTATCGCTCCTGATGGAAACCAAACCGCTTCTTTTTGCAGGCCTACCACGTTCTCTACTGAACACTACATTGACGATTCAAATGTAACATCAGGAACAGACTACGCTATGTCCTGTTTTGCAAAGCAAGGCCCCGGTGACTACCTTCTTGCTTTTAGAGGATCGGGTATAGGCAGTAATCCACCACGGTTTAATTTAGAAACAGGCACTATTGACAATACAGGCTCAGCAGATTGGAGCAATGTAAAAATAGAGGATGTAGGTAACGGCTGGTACAGATGTAGTGCTGTTGCAAATCCAAACAATACTACGCCATTACGTTTTCAAATAACTGAATCTGGCGGTACTGTCGCTTTTGCTGGCGATGGAACGTCTGGGCTTTACATTTGGGGCTGTCAGATAGAGCAAGCGTCGTTCCCCACCAGTTACATAAAGACTACAGGAAGCACTGCAACACGCTCTGCGGATTATCCTATAGACATTAGCTGGGATAACTTCGGCTACAACAAAAGAGCAGGTACGTTTGTCGTAGAGTTTGATCATACCGATCCTGACAATAGCGACACTAACTATCTTCTTTCTGGAGGAGGTAGCGCTAGGTTTTTCTATAACAATGCGGGCACAAGCGTATGGTCCGTTTACGACGGCGCAGGTATGAGTGTCAGCGGTGTGCCTAGTGACGGAACACCATTAAAAATTTCAGTGGCTATGTCCGACGCAGGGACGACGGTTCACTTAAACGGTACGTTAAACTCATCTAGTCCCTCTATTACTCCGCAAGATTCTATATCTTACAATACGCTAAACATTGGTGGTGTTTCTGCGGTAACAGCCCTTAACGGCCACATCAAGTCCATCAAGTATTACCCACGGCGTCTAACTAACGTACAACTTCAGGAGCTTACGACATGAGCGAAGTAGTAACAGAAGATATCGTTGATATCGTTGAAGCACCTAGGCGTGACTTCTATTTAAAACTAAACGCTGAAGCAGATATGCCCACAGCGTTGGCTGACTTCTACCGCCAGGACTACGTGACCAACGTGGACGAGGAAGGGGTTGAAACTCAGGTTGCTGACGGCGACCCTTATCTGGTTATGCATAGTCATGATTACGCTATCGACATCGTGGGTACGATCCACGAGCCGACGGGTGCAACAACGACTGATGAAGAAGGCAACGAGGTTGCAGTCATGGCTGCGGTTGACGGCTGGCATATCAACATCCGGTTGATCGGTGATAACGAAAGAGAAAAGGTTGAGGCTCTGGATATAACGTATGGCGTTATACCTAACTCACCAAGCAGGGTGTGGGCTTGAGTCATGCAGGAAGAAGCAAAAACAATCGTTGACGGTGTAGCAGTTTCAGGCGGGATCGCTACCTTGGCTGGCTGGTTGCCTGACATCACCGCGCTTCTCACGATCATCTGGTTGAGCCTGAGAATCTGGGAGTCTGATACCGTCCAGGGATGGGTAAACAGAGATGGCTCCGATTGACGAGAACACCAATTTCGAGATATCGATAAAGGCGATCATCTCTATTGGCTTTGCTGTGTTCACCCTGACTACGGCTTTCGTCACCTTGGACTCCCGCATCACCTCGCTCGAACACGGTCAAATCGTTCAAGATATGACGATTGATAAGAACTCTCACTTCGTAACTAACTGGCCACTTGGGAACTTAGGGGCACTCCCCGACGATCTGATCCAGAATGCTGAGATCATGGCGCTCAAGGAAAAGCAGATCGAGGTCAAAGAGTTACGTGAAGATATCCGCAGACTTCAGTTGGAAGTCGGGGCTATCTCTGCGAAAGAAGCGACAATCGCTGAGAAGATTGAGACCTTGTTTGACATTTGGAATCAGTCAGTAGTGAACCAGGCGAAGGACAAGTAATGGAAACGGTTGATGTCATTGTCTCTTTGTGGCCGGTGGCTGCGGGGATATTCATCTTGATCCTCACCATAGGCAAAATTCTGAACCGCCTGGACGTTCTCGAGTCAAAGATGATCGAGGCTTGGAAAGCAATCAACGAACTTTTAAGAAAGTGAAGTTCTTCCTCGTCATGAAGCTCACGTTAGGAATTTGGATTGACGATAACATTTCTTTCGATACTCATTCAGAGTGTCGAGTCTATGCCAATCAACTTGAGAAGGCTGGAATGATCGTTATTTGCGAACCAAGGATTGTCCATGAAATTTGACGCAATTAAAAATTTAGTCGGCGGGCTTGCGCCTACCATCGGAGCCGCGCTAGGAGGCCCTGTCGGAGGCATGGCGGCTGAAACAATCGCAAAGGTACTAGGATGCAGCCCTGAGCCGAAATCGATTGAGAAGGCATTACAAACAGCCTCACCGGAACAATTGGCTGAAGTCAAAAAGGCGGAGATCCAGTTTCAGACTAGAATGAAAGAATTAGAAGTTGATGTCTTCGCGCTTGAGACTCAGGACATTCAACACGCCAGGCAGACGATGGGCAAGGACTGGACGCCAAAGGCCATTGCCATCATGTGTGTAATTTTTTTCGGCGGATATATTGCAATGGTAACAATCCAAGATCCAGCAGCGAATGATGACGGAATAGTCAATCTCGTCCTCGGGTATCTGGGCGGAATTGTTTCTTCAATTATCAGTTTCTATTTCGGCGCAAGCCATAAGGATTAGTGTGAATAAATTAAGAGAAATGCTGAAGCGACATGAAGGAATCAAGAGCCACGCCTACAGATGCTCAGCAGGTAAAATAACAATTGGCGTTGGGCGCAACATTGATAGCGATGGTGGTCTTGGCTTGAGCGTTGAGGAAATCGATTATTTACTTGATAACGATATCATTCGCTGTATCCAAGAGTTGAACTCCACGTTCCCCTGGTTTAACAGCCTCGATAATGTCCGATCCGATTGCTTAGTGGATATCTGTTTCAACTTAGGCTTGCCTAGATTAATGCTGTTTCAAAAGGCAATCGCTGCTATGAAAGAAGGCGATTATGATACGGCGGCGGATGAATTCTATGACTCTAAGTGGGCTAAACAAGTCGGCAATCGAGCGATTGAAGTCTGCGAAATGATCAGAACCGGAAGATATAAATAAAAAGCCCCGAACGGCTAGGGGAAGGGCACCGAACGGGGCGAGGAGCAATCCGCGCAGTATACCACTCTTATATAGCTTGCAAGGTAAACTATTTCTGCTACACTGTCAGCGGTTTAATTGACAGGAGCAAAAATGAACCAATCAGAGCAAGTTAATGAGCTTTTCATCGCAATGGCGCAAGCTCAGGCTGAGATTAAAAATCCAGCCAAAAACATGAAGAACACATTCTTCAAGACTGAATACGCTGACTTAACCGCAGTGTTGAACGCTATCCGTCCTGTGGCTTCATCGCATGGTTTAAGTTTCATCCAATCTGTCGATATGATTGATGATCGCGTAACTGTTCAATCGCAGATATCACATAATTCTGGCCAGTGGATACGCTGTTCAGCGATGGTTCCGCTCACGCCAGGAGCAAAGAACGTCCCGCAGGACATTGGGATTATATCTACCTACATCCGACGGTATCAGGCTCAGGCGATGTGGGGCATCAATGCTGAAGATGACAATGACGCGCAGACATTGACTGACAACTCAATTGGCATTGAATCGATTGACGCCAAGAAAGTAGCGCACATTGATGCGTTACTGGACTCCACCAAGTCTAACCGTCAAGCATTCTTGAAAGTCTACGGCGTTGAGAAGATTGAGAACCTCACCGAGAGTCAGTACGACAAGGCTGTTAAGCAACTTCAGCAGAAGAAAAGGGGGCGATCATGAGAAGACGATTCTTAGACTGGGGATTCTTCATTGAATCAAAGGACTTTGTTCGTAAGCCTGATTTTCAGAGGATTTGGAAGTGAAAATTCACAACGTCGAGCAAGGTACGCCGCCATGGTTTAAA